CCCAGATGTTCACATTACTCCCCGCCATGTTCGTCATCACTGAACCTGACGTCACCCCCCCGGTCCGGTCCTCGCCTTTGAGGACGAGGTAATCGCCCCCACGCGTGCCATCTGGATCGGGAATGATGATACCCGTTCGCATCATGATCTCTAAGCAGAAATCAATCAACGGGGTGTCTTCAGATACAAACCACGAACAGAAAATGTTGTACACTCGTCGGAGCACCTCATTAGGCACGCTCTGATCGAATTTCGAGAAATCGATAGACAACACTCGTCGTCCTGATGAAAGGAGCCGCGTCATTGCTTTGTCGACTTCGTGCTCGTTTAACCAAGCTGCGAAGACGGGATTCTCCCGTAGAGCTTCGAACAAAGGCCCCTGGATACACTTCTCCAGGTTAGCAAACGCGCGTGGCATCATGTAAATCAGTCGAGTTTTCGCATATCCGCCAGGATTAGTATCCCGGTGCGGCGGACCGAGAGGTTGCCCTCTCATCCCCGCTAACGCAAAGAGATGGCGAAACCATTCAGGATCACCACCCGACCTCCAAATTTTCTCGGAGATCGAGAACACCAGCTCAAGGTGTTTAAGATCACTCGACACCACAGGGAATCCAAGACCTGACTTCGAGAAACGCGTCGCCGCCACGTCCAGGCCAAGTGAACGTAGTTTCCCTAGGCGACCAACCGGATACAAACTCGAGACGAAAATCATCTGCATATTTCATCGCGTCCGAATTAAACACACAGGCGCGACGCCGAGGATCGAAGTATCTAAGGGTCTATTTATACAACGAATCATCCTTAACCGAGTCCGTAAAGAACCCAGGATGACGCGAAGTCGTACCCCAAGACGCCTCTTTCGCCAGCTCAATGCGATGCAGAGGACCATCCAGCTCGTCCAGGTCACAAAACTTCCTAATGTCCTGGCACATTAAGGCGCGACCAAGCGCCTTCTCTTCTAAACTCCCGTGCTTGCTACACTTGACGACGCGGGTGGTCAAATCCACGTCGTTCCCGCTACGGTGGGACCCCAGCAACGAGCTGATTGCTTGTTCAGCGTCGGCCGTGATCTCTAACGGTTCCATAGAACCCTCCGTCGTGGTGAAAGGATCCCCTATCGGCGTCGAACGACGACG